TTTGCTGCAGCCGTCGGAAACTCTTTGATGATTAGTTTACCATTTGTCTTTGCACGTAGAACACTGATCTTTCTTTCATAATCATCTCTGCTGATTGCATGTAGATCGGATATATCAATGTTCAATAGATTTGCATCGATACGTTCTGCAATCTTTTCTTCTGCCATTTCAAGTGTGATATACAAAACATTCTTACCTTGTGACAGAGCACCTGCAGCAACGTGACACATGAACAATGACTTACCAACACCAGTGCCAGCAAGTGCAATGTTCAGAGTTTTCTTAGGCAAACCGCCATTGGTGATAGCGTTGAAATATTCTAGATCGAAAGGAACACGAATTTCCTTGGTATGATAAAACTCATATCGAGCTTCTGAATCGTCAATGAAGTCGTGACCAATACTGGTGTCAAAAGAAACACCAAGCGCATCACTCAATATCTGAGGAATCGCGCCCTTTGAAGTCTTACCAGTCTTATCGTCAAGAAGCTGGATTGACTTCATGATTGCATTATAAACTGCCTTTTCCTGACAGAACTTTTCGGTTTGGTCAAGAAGCCATTCAAGCTGAGTATTAGGGTCTGGCTGAATTTCAGAAATGATATTCTTACACTGCTTGAATGCGTCCTCGCCGATACCATCTCGATTAGAGAGGTCAATCGCCAATGCTTCCTTTGAAGGAAAATGATTATACTTCTTAACGTAATCGTCGATCAGTTGAAAGACGGTCTTGTTGCTATAATCGCCAAAATACTCTTCCTTCAAAAATGGAATTACTTTCCTACCATAATCCTCATTGTGGATAATGTTATTGAAAATAATTTGCTCGATTGACATCTAATTCCTCACTTGAAGTCTTTAATATTACGGAAAATACCAGTCGCATAATTTTCCGCTACGTCTTCAACAAGACGCAAAGATTCGTCCACGTATAGAATAGAGTGATTATAGTTGTTATCTTCATAAAAGTCAATTGAATATTTGCCATTATGTTCAACAACTACTGCTCTTTTACTTTTATCTTCGCTGTAGAATTCCGATACCTTATTCGTCTTCATCTTCGGAATCCATAATGCTTCCAATTGCAATCTTGTACTTTGATTCAATATACTTGGCGAAATCGGTTTCCTGAAGCATATTCATCCAGAATTCCTTATTATCGACGATGTCATTGGCTCGCATATTCTGACTCTTGACTTCGCCAGTAGCTGGATCAGTAACAACATACCAACCAGCCTTTGGTTTGGTCACATATTTGCCTTCAAGAGCAACATCTAGAAGTCCAGACCAACGATTAATACCACCATCAAATGAAACTGTGATAGGAATCTTGCTCTTTTCTTTTACATAACGAGACTTCTCAATATTGATTACGAAATGATAGCCCTGAATGCCATCGGCATCCTTATCCTGTTGACGACCAAGAATCCAGATGTTGTCAGAACCATAATATGAACCAGTACCGCCGCCTACGATATCCTTTGGATATAGACCAATTTCCTTGTAGGTATGGTTGATAACAACCATTGGAATATCTTTTAGTGATAGATGAGGAGTAATCATTCGGAAAAGAGACTTAAGCTGCTTTGCTCGACTCATGTCAGCAACTGACTTGCCATCAAGTGCGTCTTCAACTTCCTTCTTCGAAGCCAAGTTACCAATCGAGTCGATGATAATCATAACATGATCGTCGCGAGTAAGTTCCTTCATCTGCTTCATGATATCGAACTTTAGTTCTTCGATGTCAGTGATCGGAGTATGAACAACAGAATCAAAAGGAATCTTGAATGTCTTGAAATAATCCTGAGGAGTACCAAATTCTGAGTCGTAGAAAAGAACTACGCCATCACTATACTTCTTGAGGAAAGAAGAAGCAAGTAGCAAGGCAAAGCCAGTCTTGAAGTGCTTCGATGGACCAGCCAACATGGTAAGTCCAGGAGTAATACCGCCATCAACAGAGCCAGAAAGAGCCACATTGATCATTGGTACTGAAGTTGGAATCATATCCTTCTTTGTGAAGATCTTGCTATCTTCCAAAGTATTAGTTAGAGCAATTGAACTGTTTTTAATTAGTTTATCACGCAGCGACATTACTTTCTCCTCGTTCCGAAAACACTATCATCAACTTTGAGTATATTAGTAAATGGAAATTTAGTCAAGTTCTTTTTTCTTGGGCGACCAACTTTAGGACGCCTTACTTCTTTAATACCATTATTTGCAGCAATAAGAAGCAATACAGCGAGCGGGTCAAAAACAAAAACAAGAACAAGTATAACCCAACGAACGGCTGCTTCTAGATTCTTTTGTTCGCTTTCGCCATAAATCAAATCAGAAATGTATTTGACTGGACCAACATCTGCCATTACTTTAGAATTCTCTATCTTCAATGGCATTAACTTCTCATTCAACTGCTGAATGTTCTTAGAAGAAGTTTCAATTTCAGCATTGAGCGCAGCCCTTTCCTTCTTCTGGCTGTTCCTTACATAATTAGCTTCCTTTTGCGGAGCCTGTTCGACAAGAGTATTCAAAGAATCTAGCGAACGCTGTGCATTCTTGATTGCACGATTTTCTTGTTCGATCTGTAATTCGATGTTTTGAATTACAACATTCTGATCGCCAGAAATAGTTGTTTGTTCAATATGCGCCTTAGATAGGAAACCAAAGATTCCCATCGAACTGATGAACATTAGAACAACAACAATAATTGAAAGATAATACCTTAGAACTCTGGGTGCAGTGTTCCAATTATTGTATAACCAACTTGCTGTTGTCAGCTTACCAGCTTCCAACACACAGCCCATCATAATGATTGGCCAAAATGCAGATGAGAAAATAGTAGCCAAACCTACAATAGAGTAGTACCCCGACACTGCCGATATTGACAGTGCCACAAGCAAGGCTATGTAGTTTATCATTTATTATTCGTCCACGTACTTGTTGATCTTTTGAATAAATGCCTTGATCTTCTCGCTACGGTCTGGCCATAGGATATACTGACGTTCTGGGTCTTTAGCCAAGTTATTAAGCAATGGCATAATCATATCGCGCAATCCATGTAACTTATCGGTAAGCTGCGCTTCTGTTTTTTTAACAACAATCGTTTGTTCTTCAATCTTCTTTCTCAGAAGATTCTCATGTTCTTTCAATTCAGCTTCAGAAACCAAACTGAAGCCGAAATCGTCCGATTCGTCTAATTCCATTTTACACCTTTATGAAAAGAAACTTTCTAGGGTTGACTTTTGTTCTACTTCCCAGCCAATAATGTTTGTAATAGATCGAACTGGATCTAGGAATGCTTTGTCAAACTGTGTATCGCGATCAATATACTTATCAAGATTAAACTCTTCAGGCAACTCGTCTGGAGTTGCGATTACACTATCTTGAATTGGGTTTGGCATCTTCAAATACGCAAACCTAATCTTATCGCCATCTTGGATTGGTGGGGTGTTCTTAATTCCTCTGGTTTTAATAATATGATTGAACAGAAGAGCTCCCTTAACTTGAATCGGAGTTCCCTTCTTATAGATGGTTGCGTTATCTCTGTACTTAGACATGCCCTTGACTCCTCGAGGAAAGGCTACGTCTTCAAATGGTAGACTCATAAAATTATTACGGAACTGATCAATGAAGTTAAGTAATTCAGCTTGATCTCCATTCATAACAATACCGAATGCTTTCTTAATGTTTTCACGACAAGCATGCGGAGTGGAAGAACGAACCGCCTCAATCCCCGACATCTTTAGCTTTGGTGTTTCATATTGAACACCCTCGACGTTCCAAGCATTTAGAATATACATTTTCTTACCACGCCAGATTCCCTTGTTGGCGATGGTTTCACGCTTCATCTTCATCTTCTGTTGATAAGCACACATCATATCAGCTAGTTCTTGATAACACTTATCAATGAATGGCTGAACTTTTGCTTCGATGAACTTATCAAGAGCCTCGACAACTACCAAATCATCAGCATCGCCAAGAGTCTTTACGATAGAATCCATCTCAACGTAAATCGAATCAGTATCAGAAGCAACAACATAATCGACATTCTCAGTCTTTAGCATTTTGTTCATGTACTGATTCATCTTCTTTTCAATCCAACGAATTGAAAGCTGACCAGACATGGTAATTGCTTCAGCGTGATTATGATTGAACCAACGGAAGTACTGGTTGCTAACCCAGCGCACCGTAGGCACTGTTCAATTGAATCTTTTTTGCCATCTGCAGATTGTGATAGCGAGAAATATCATTGACAGTTTGCCTACGGAACGCTGCAATCTCCTCATCAGTTAGAGTTGACAGTTCCACTTTTAATTTACCTTTCTACACACCCAACCTTTAGATTTTCCTTTTTTCGAAGGTTTACCAGTTTTAGATGTGTTCCATAGTGTTGTATATGAAAGATTGCGTAATTTACAAAATTCTTCAAGTCTATTTGTTTTATAGACATTTCCTTCTGGACAAATAACTTCAAAATAAGAAGACAATGAATCTCTGATTTTTTCTCTATTGTTCGTCCAATTACTTTTAGCCCACTCTTTCATAAATGCAGAATGTTCTGGTTTTTTTCTTCCTGTGTTTTTTTCTACAGCTTTCTTTAAATTTTCACGGCTTATGTCATCATAATAATTTTTCTTTTCTGGATCGTTTCTAGTCGCTTTGACAGATTCTGACACTTTTTTTCTAGCTTGCTCGGATCTTCTCATTGGATTATTATTTCCAGAATTATCTATGTGCGAAAACCCACCAACACCACCAAGAGTCATATTATAGCTGGTTTCAGAGATAATTACAAGCTCTTTTTCTAGATTATACATTTCTGATTCTGATTCGCAGAATTTTAATATTTCTTTGGTGAAATTTTCTTTACCATATTTTTTTATGGATTTTTTTAAAGCTACACCAGAACCAAAATATTCATCTTTCAGATTTTCAGTTTTATGTGCACCAATATAAAATT